GCGACAAGACATATTGGTTTCACTCAACATACGGGTCACCTTTTGATAAGATAGTTGGTGAAAACATGTGGGAAACTGGTGTTAAATGGACATCTTCAAATGTGTACGACAATAGCAACTGGACTACCGATGTCGGTGGTACGAGGCACTACGGTGAATGGCTTCAGTTGAAACTTCCATATGCCATAACACTCGCATACTCAGAAGTATATCCAAGAATTAATCTGTCACCCCGTGGTCCTGGTGCGGGTGTCATTTTGGGTTCGAACGATGGTGACAACTGGTACAAGTTGACTGAGTTCAGTGGAAAGACGTACACTAACGGAGTGGCTACCAAAATAGACGTAAATGCAACGACACCCTATCAATATTTCAGATTAAATGTAAATAAACTCGCAGATGCGGCTAACTCACCCGGAGGATATGTATGTAATGTAAGTGAGTGGCGCCTCTTCGCCGAAAAGCCGGTGACCCGCATGGAAAACGTGCACATCTCCGGTGACCTCTCGAGTGAGACCCTCCAGACGGGGTACATCAAGTGGCCCAAGGTGCCTTTGAAGGCTAATGAGAGTGAGGGGTACGTGGTAGATGCATCCAGTGCAAATTCAGGTTTTACAAGGATATATTCGGTTTTCAACGACTTATTCATCGGACAAAGTACGGAATATTGGGACAGTGCAAGTACATATAGTACATCGACGGGTGCTCACAACAATACAGTGTCCACTACGGATGCTGGTGGTGTTGTGCATTACGGTGAATGGGTCCAAATCAAGTTGACGAATGCAATCGCGCTGCATTCGATGAAATGGTACCCTAGAATTTTTTATTCTTCTGGTACTACTTACGCAACCTGGCCTTTGGAACGTGTGCCTAAATCAGGGGTAATCATGGGTTCTAATGATGGCATCACATGGCGCACTCTAAGGGATTTCGCCGACATCTCGTATACTACGGCGGCATATGTAGAAGGCACCGAAGTAAAAGTGATCAGCTCGACGCCGTATGTATACTATAGGCTTGTTATAACCTCTCTAAATGCAGGTACAGGTAGCAATCGCGCGGGTATCATGGAACTCCAACTCTTCGAAGCCGCCACGGGTGTGGGTGCCGCCCCGACGTCCGCCAAGTTGCAGGTGGCCGGGTCCCTCGGGATGGCGAAGGGGAGCGAATTCTTCGCCGGGGACGACGTCGTCATGGAATTGCCCAAGCACGATAGGCCACTCGTGAAGTATCCGGAAATCCCTATAACCAGTAGTTCGACCATAGATGGGTATACAGCGACCGCCAGTAGTTATGTGGTACGCGAACCTTGGGAGGCATTCGACAGTAGCGATACAACATCCTGGACATCTAACTATCTATACACAGGTTCACCTCTCACAGGTGACGAATACTTACAGTTAGAACTCCCAGTCGCCATAAAAGTCGTTAAAATGTACATCAAAGCAGTTGCAAGCACCAATTATCAACATGCACCACAAGATGCGGAACTTCTTGGAAGCAACGACGGGACAACTTGGGTGTCTCTGAACACGTCGACCGATTTACCACTCGAATCGTATGCCGCGAGTACATGGGTTCACATAAACGCCACCCAATATTACAAGTATTTGCGTTTGAAAATAACAAAGATTTACAGTGGTTTAAGTAGTTACGCCAGAGTTGCAGAACTTCAGTATTGGGGCCACGAAGAAGGCGACACGTCCGTCGACGTGGTCCACCGGAGCATCCCGAACAAGCCCGGGCAGCAGCACCTCGAGGTGTACTGGGACGCCAACGACAGCAATTCGTACAGCTTCGCCGACTCTTCGAATGTCTATGATCTCTCCGGGAATGGGCGTATGGGGACACTCACGAATGGAGTTGGGTTCGATTCGGAGTACAATGCGTTTACGTTTGATGGGGTGAATGATGTAGTAACAGGGGCTGTTTCGAATCATTCTTTAAAAAGTGGTTACTCGATGGCTACATGGATAAATCCACTTGTTATGGCGGACGAAGATTATATCGCTGTATTCGGTGTGGGTAACATCGGGACACAAATTGGTATAAACTTTGATTCCTCAAACGCTTTAAGAGCTTACATATATGGTTCTGGCACACTAGGTATTGTAGCTCAGACTTCCGATAACTATATACGTTCTGGTGAATGGATACACGTAGCAGCTACGTATGTGTCCGGTACAGGTGCTATAAACTTATACATTAATGATAAGCTCGCCGCCACAGGTTTAGGGACGTCTTTAACATCTATTTCATCATCCGCACCTGTAATTATCGGTGCACGAGATACCAACGGTACGATTGAGAGACATGCAAATTTCAAGATGGCCAACTTCCGCCTCTTTGGGAAGGTCCTCAACGCCGACCAGGTCCGCGAACTCTACGAGTACGACGCCCCCCGTTTTGGACATCGCCAAAATTTGGTGAGTTTGCACAAAGGGAACTTGGGGGTGGGGGTGGCCCACCCGACGTCCCGGTTCGAAGTGGCCGGTACTGAGACACTCCAAGAGTATCCACCGAGGGCTATAAGAGTTTTCGATTATCAGACACACATCGAATCCCATGGCGTATTCAATTTCTACTCAAGTCAATCGGGTACTAATTACTTCAATTATTCATCTTGGAATTTTACGAGAGCATTTGCAAACGGTATAACCGATATATCAACGGCGTGGCACGGAGACAGCTGGGTCACATCTTCTCCGGGATTGTATCAAGCAGTTGCGGTGTATGCACCCGCCGTAACTTCGGGAGACGGTGTTCGAAAATCAACACTTAAAGATGGTTCGGTTTTCTTCGGTGAATGGATCGAAATGCATAGCCCCTCCGCAATTAATATTACGAATGTAGTAACTAACGCACGACAAAACTATGGTAAGAGTCGTGGTATAGGTAAATTTGTAATTTTGGGGAGTAATGACGGTCACAGTTGGGAACAAGCGGGTTACGGTGCTGTAGCACCCCATGACAACTCGAGTAGCACGGATGCGGGTGGGTACGGTGTTTTAAACGATGAAAAGGCAACCAAAGTTTCAACAAATTCAAACGGTCGTTTTTACACACATCACCGTCTCGTGGTGACTCATATTATGGGTTCTCGTGCAGCTACAAATCATCCGCAATATTCGAGTGGAGCAACAGAAATCGTCAATGTAGCATATTTACGGTTCTTAGGCACCCCCGCCCCCTCATCGCTCGAGGACGGTCACCTGACCCTCGGCAAAGCTCTCACGCTCCCGAGAGTCTCGGGACACCCCGCCGGGGCCGAGACCCCACGGGCAGAGTCCCTGGTGGTTCACTACGACACCACGGTGGATAGTGTGGTCTCGGGGAGTACGGCGGTGGACATCTCCGGTGAGGGGAGTAATGGGACTTTGACGAATGGGGCGGCGTACTCGTCGTTCGACCGAGCGTTCGTGTTTGATGGGGTGGATGATTACGTCAGAGGAGCAATACCAAGCAGTCTGTCCGGTAATCACCCGTATACATTTTCATTATGGATAAAACCCGACGCGATTCAATCCAATTTCATTGCGGTGTTTGAAATGGGCAATAGAACGACCAATCAATCCTGTGGTTTATATTTAAATGGGGGTAGTATAGTACACCTCGTATTTGCTAATAATCTCGCAACTTCAACGTCGGTCGTCCCGAACCAGTGGATTCATATAACTGGTACGTATACAAGTGGTTCACGCAAAATATATGCAGACGGCGTATTACTCGCGACCGATACATACTCATCCTTGAATATCGGGGCCACTGAAATGACTCTCGGCGCTAATAACGACGATTTACAGAAATTCGACGGCTCCATCTCCAACTTCAAACTCTACGACGTCGCCCTCACCGCCGAAGAGGTCGCCATGGAGTACGCCCTCGGACGCACCGGGAAGTCCCTGAATCTCACCGATACGAGCCTGTGTCTCGGGGGGACCGTGCCGAGGGCACAGTTGGACGTGCGGGGTGGGGCGAGGTTTGATGGACGTGTGGGGATTGGTTCGTTGTCTCCTACCGGACAATTACAAATAACATCGTCGACGAGTGGTGGTGTGAACGCAGATACCATGGATACACAATTGGTATTGGCTTCTACAGGAGATAATTATAACCCGGGAAATGTGGGTGCTGGTATAATGTTTGCACAAAGGTGGTGGAATAATGCGTCTTCGGTCGCTGGATGTTGTGGTATTTACAGTGTAAAACGTTCTGGTAATGGTTCGTATGGTGGTGATATGGCCTTTTATACCGGTCCACCATCTGGAAATTACAACATGACTGAAAAGATGCGTATAATGAGCAGTGGCAACGTCGGCATCGGGACGACGAGTCCCAGTGTGAAACTTGATGTGAATGGAAGTATGTCGGTATCAAATTTGCCCCGGTGGAGAGCTAATTATGGTACTAGTTATGGAGACCTAACCAGTACTGGTACTATTAAATGGTCAAATACAGATGTTGATAATAAAAGTGGATATAGTTCATCGACTGGTCTATACACAGCCCAAGAGGCTGGTCATTACTATGTGTATTGTCATATGTATACAAAATCAGGTGATACCGATGCCGAAATATGTTTTATTATAAATGGAAATAGCGGTTCACCCGTAGTTGGCTCAGCTTACTCTCGTGCTGGTGAATCCGGTTATACAAACCTTGTATTGATGACTAATTTAGACCTTAACGTAAACGACACCATTGGCGTTAGGATAAACCTAGCAGCTGTCCATTATAACAGCAGGGGTATATCTTATTTTGGTGGGTACAAAGTATGTTAATTTAAATATTACTTTATCACAAATGAGCTTTCTTAACTGCGTAACATCTTTCACTGTAAACGAAGATGGTTCTTCAACTTTTACAATAAATATGGATGATGTCACCACAAAGTGTATGCAAAGTCTTACTCCAGACCCAGAATTTTGGATATGCAACGCCGTACACAATAGAGCACGCATCGAAGCTGAACGCATTTATAAATCCGAAATGGAACGTCACCTTGAAGCCGGTACAATGCCGACTAACCCAACAAAGGAGTCTCTCATTTTAGCCTACGAAATTCCAGTTCAAGAAACTTCGAACATTGCCTAATTAAACACTAACTCCACCCCGCCTTCACTCGCATTTAATAATCTTCTCCCGATATATTAAATGTCCATAGGAACACCGAATGGTATTTTGGATATCACGGGCGCCACGCTCCGTGTCTCCAAGATGGAGTTCAGGCAATCGACTGGCTTTGACACGGTACTCAACAATGTCGCCAGAAATACGATGCTTCTCATGGATGAAACTGAACAGACCACGAGTAACAGTTGGGCTTTAAAACTCCCCAATGCGTGGGTCGCTGAGTTCCATGGGTACTGGGCTTCAGGGAGTTCCGGTGCGCCCATACTTTTTAATTTTTACAATGACTCGACCTCAGGAACAAATGGATACACCCTCTCGATGAATGATACCACCATTTCCATAAACTACGACGGTGGGTCAACACTTGGTTCAGCCACGCTTTCGTCGACACTCAATAATGACGCGTACCGTAAAGTGGCCATCATATTTGAACGCAGTGTCCTTGATGTGTCCGTAGACGGCGAACATGTTTTCCATTTTGCCGATTCACAGCTCAGAGACAGGGTCTACGACAATAATTCGGGGTACGTGACGTTCACGCACTCGAGCACAGACGAACGTAAACTCAAGAACCTTAAGTTTACGAACGGGGACAAATGGGTCCGTGAAATAGATTCGAGTAACATAGCCTACGTCGGTGGGAATGTAGGCATCGGGACGACCATCCCCGGAACTAAGTTGGACGTGAGTGGAACCGTGCGCGGAACACACCTCATGGGTGATGGTTCTGCGATCTCTGCGATCCAATCCTCAAATGTGAGTGATTTTGGGTCGAATGTGACGAGGATTGGAACTTTGGAAACCGATTTGGGTGACAATTCGTCTCGGATCACGAACCTTTCTAGCAATTTGAGTGACAATTCGTCTCGGATAACGTCCCTCGAGAGTGGGGATATCAGCATCTCTGGTGATAAGACTTTTACGGGTGATATCATCTTCGAATCGAATATTCACATGAATGGCGGAAATGTCTTTGTGGCGAACACGGTCAATATGACCGTCTCTGATCCAATCATAGAATTGGGTTCGAATAACATCGGGGCGAATGACCTGGGGATCATCATGACTCGTCCCGCAGCGAATTCAAACGTCGCTGTAGTGTTTGACGAGAGTGACGACATTTTACGAATGGGATACACTTTGAATGGCGCGAGTGATTCGATCGTCGACCTGGATTCTAACGCATTGGCTGTGAGTGTGCAAGGGGCTCTGAGTGCGGGGTCAAACCTCGAAGTCGGGACGGCGAATCTCTTTGTGGATACGACGACGTCTAATGTTGGTGTCGGGGTATCGAGTCCCGCGTACAAGTTGGATGTCGGTGGTGACGTGAACCTTTCGACTGGGTCTACCCTGCGAATAAATGGTATACCCGCAGTTTTCAGTAACTGGACAGTCAGTGGTTCTGATATATACCGATCATCGGGCAACGTCGGTATCGGGACGGCGAGTCCGAGAGGTATGCTCGACATTTACACGGGTGCGACAAGTACGGCTGGTTTAATCATAGACCGATACGCGTCTGGGACGTACCGATCAGAACTGTACCAGGAATCGGACGGTCTCGCGATTAAGGTTGGAGACGGCTCGAACGCACCCGCCGAAAATATGCGTATAACTCGTTCAGATGTCTTGATTCCGGGGAGACTCGCCCTCGGGACGTCCACCGCTTCTTCGTCACAGTTCTACATAAGTGCCCCGGGTAATGGTACATCGACCTCTACCGGCGATTTCCACATTAACAACTCTGCGGGAATGACGTTATATGGAACTCGTCCGTGGATAACCACCACGAACGGACAGGGTCACACCGGCAAACTCTGTAGCATTAACTTTCACGCATCTGGTCACCAACCCGCAATCGAATGGACACGAGATACCGGACAGGGAACAAATCAAAGAAATTGGTTGTTACGCCAAGAAACTGACGATGCTCTGTACACCTGGCATTACGATGGTTCAGCCTGGAGTATCCCAATGTACGTCAAATCAGACGCGGTCATATCTCAAGTCAACGTCGGCATCGGGACGGCGAGTCCGGGTTCTCTATTGACGATTGAAAGTACAAGTGGAAACCAAATGAGATTAAACTATAACGCCGATTGGTACAATATAATTGAACGAGATTCCTCTGGCGATTTGAATTTTTTGGAGAAGGCTGGAGCTTCGGCGAGCTTGAAGAACTTGATGACGATTAAAACCGGTGGCAACGTCGGCATCGGGACGAATGATCCATCAGGTGACTTACACGTACACGGTGAAAACATATATTTTTCATCAAAGCTCGTTTCCAATTGTACCTGGAGGATTATGCCCCAAACAGGAAACTCAACGAAGAAATTTAGAATTTATGACAATGATAACTCGGCTGATAGATTTGTTATCGACAGTTCTGGACACGTCATCATTGGAGACACAGGGGTGACTTATGACCCGGCAACTATGGCTACATCGCTCACAGCAACCCCATCTGCCCCGATACTACACGTGAATGGTACCATACAACTTAAAAATAATAGCGATGCTATCGTCATAGGAAATAATAATGCGACTTTTCTAAAGGATGAAGAACTTCATTTCGGTTGGGGTGGGGGTTGGTACATGAACGATGCCACAAATCTACGTGTCGTAAATAATAAGAAAATATACTCGACTGGTCAAGCAGGCTTTGGAGGAAACGTCGGTATCGGGACGACGAGTCCCGCTGTTAGATTACACGTCGAAGGAGGCACATCATTTGATGCGTCGTGTACGACTCGCTTGCGTTGCGCAGCATCCGCGTATGGAAGAAATCAATTACAACTCATAGGTAGATACGAAGGGCTTAACGATGCGTGGTCGGCGACTGGTGCGAGAAACGCCATTATGTTTAAATACCAAACCAGTTCAAGTAGTGCTTATACAGACGCATGGACGATTCAATCCTTTCCAAATGGGTCAAATAATGACTTGGGGTTCATGTCCGGGACTAATAACACCCCGAAGGTGGTGTTTAGGGGAAACGGCAACGTCGGCATCGGGACGACGAATCCACAATACGGAAAACTACACATCAATGGCAATGGTGGGGGTGCCTGGACTAACTACTACTATTTTAACGGTGGTGGCGGTCTTTCCCATTCGACCAATTGGGCACTGGCAAATACTTCTTTATATGTTACCGGTGGCATAGTTGCTGGTGATTATGTGGCAGCGTCCGACGAGCGTATCAAAAAGGACATTGTCGATGCTGATGATTCCGAATGTTTGGAAGCCCTGAGACTTCTCAAACCCAAAAGGTATAGGTACAAAGACGAACTTGATAGGGGTGAAGGAACTGTATGGGGTTTCATCGCCCAAGAGGTCAGGGAAACACTTCCACACTCTACTAAATTACTCAAGAGTGTTGTTCCAAACATTTACGAAATGGGGAACGTTTCCTCCTCGAACGTCATTACATTTACGAACTTTAACACAGCCGATTTGGAATCTAATGCGACCACATTCATCAGAACTATGGGAGCCGATGGCGCTGAACATGGCATCCACTTAGAAGAAGTTATTGACGAACATACCATTCGTGTCAAGGAAGACCTGACGGATTGGATTGGGTCGGTCGATGAGACTGGAAACATTATAGCAGGTACCCAACTCTTCGTCTATGGACAAGAGGTGGATAACTTCGTATTCCTAAAGAAGGACGCCGTGTGGACCACCGCAACAGCGGCTCTCCAAGAGGTGGATAGACAACTCCAAGCTGAAAAGACCAAAACGGCAACACTCGAAACACAAGTTGCATCTCTACTCGAACGAGTCACGGCTCTTGAAAATGCCTAACTTAATTACATCTCCTCGTCACCAACATTTAATAATCTTCTCCCGATATATTAAATGTCTATGCAATCCCCCGTCGGGACGTTAGATATTAAGAACGCCACGTTGCGGGTGGGGAAATTAGAGGTCTCAAACATTCAGGGGGTAGACACCGCCCTCAATGTGACGAGATCCAACGCTATTCTTATCTATGACGACCAGGTCTCGACCACGACGTTCACTGGATTTACGAGTACCGCGGGAGTACGAGACACGGGAAATGGATACCTCGATCTCGCTGATGGGTACGTGTATTGGGGTCAAAAGCTTCCTAATTCGTGGGTCATGGAATTTGAGATGGACATTCGTTCGGGGACGAGTGCTGGACCTCTTTATTCAAATATATTTAGCACTTCAAATGTCGGGGGTGACGGCTACACATTCACGTTCAATGATAACAACGACAAAATCACTCTCAAATACGATGGCACGACGCTCACGGAAGCGACCGTCTCGGGTCTTTTTACAGCCTCTGAGAATTGGCAAAAGGTCGCGATCAATTACGAACGAGGGAGAATAGCGATCAGTATAGGTGCGTCTCGAAAGTTCTTTTATCAAGACATCGAACGCTCTACACCTTACGTCAATGGTGAATACGTAAACTTTTCATCGGCGTCCACGGATGGGCGCAAAATCCGTAATCTCAAGATTACGAATGGTACTAAATGGACATACGCGGGTGAATCCAACGTCGCATTTCAGCAGGGAAGTGTGGGTATAGGTGTTACAGACCCAGCGTACACCCTCGATGTTGGTGGGGACATCAACCTTTCCGGGTCGTTCTATCAGGGTGGTTCACCATTCGTGAGTTCTCTTTGGACCGACGGTGCCAATTCCCTCTATTACCGCTCAAATGTAGAAGTTGGCACGGCGAACCTCTTCGTGGATACGACGACATCCAACGTCGGTATTCGTACGACCACACCGGCGTATGAGTTAGATGTCTCGGGGAATGTACACGCTGATTATTTCCTAGGTGATGGCTCCCAACTTACGGGTATAGCCACCGATCTTGAATCTGTATCAAATATCGGAAACACCACGAGCAATACCATACAATTTACAAACGCCGCGACGGGTTTCGTCACCGAATCGAATGTCGGTATAGCAAACACAAATCCACAAAATAACTTGGACGTTGGATCTAATCTTTCTGTATTAGACACAGGATCTAATGTTTTAAGCGTGACGGGGAATGTGAACGCGACAAGTATAACTATCGGAGATTTTCAAATAGTTTCTTCATATGGACTCGACCACGTCACAAACGAAAACAACCAAACAACTGATACCATAATCTCAACGAACACCACAACTGGATTTAACGCATCATCTAACATAGTGGCCGGGGGTACCGTACAAGCCAGTAAGATTGTGAGCACATCAAATCTCGAAGTGGGCACAGCGAATCTCTTTGTGGACACGACAACGTCTAATGTTGGTATAGGCACAAACACGCCCGACTACGAATTAGATGTCGTGGGAAATGTACACGCGAATTACTTCATAGGTGATGGATCCGCGATCTCGGCGATCCAATCCTCAAATGTGAGTGACTTTGCGTCAAACGTGTCACGAATCGGGGCTTTAGAATCGAGTCGCGCTTTGGCGTCGACGGTCTCGACTATTTCTCAAGATCTCTCATCTAATGCTTCGCGGATCACGAGTCTTGAGTCCGGAAACATGTCAATCTCTGGTGATAAGACTTTTACGGGTGATATCATCTTCGAATCAAATATTCACATGAATGGCGGAAATGTCTTTGTGGCGAACACGGTCAATATGTCCGTGTCCGATCCAATCATAGAACTGGGTTTGAATAACATCGGGACGAATGACCTAGGGATCATCATGACTCGTCCCGCAGCGAATTCAAACGTCGCTGTAGTGTTTGACGAGAGTGTTGACATTTTGAGAATGGGATACACTTTGAATGGAGCGAATGATTCGATCGTCGACTTGGACTCTAATGCGTTGGCTGTGAGTGTGCAGGGGGCTCTGAGTGCGGCGAGTGTTTCGGGGGACGGATCGGGTCTTACAAGTCTCAATGCGAGTAATATAACCACTGGCGCACTCTCTACAACTACTGTCACAATAGACGATTACCTGATCCACGATGGAGACACAGACACAAAGGTTGGGTTTCCATTGGCTGATACCTTTGCAGTCAACACGGCGGGTAGTGAACGCCTTCGTGTAGATTCGAGTGGCAACGTCGGCATCGGGACGGCGAGTCCCGCTACACCTTTTAACATAAATAAACTAACTGCTACGGTTAATCCTAAAGCTCATACGACCACTGAATTTATACGCCTTCGTGGAGATAAGGTCATCGGTCAAACGTATGCTATATCAGGGGGTATAAAATTAGGAGGTGACACTGGCGGAACAGCTACTGCCGATGGACGCATAGAGTTTTACGCAAACGATGGAGCTGACCCGGGTAATAGTTACGGGGATGTTCCAGATAACTTTATCATGTGTATGAGAGGTGACGGCAACGTCGGCATCGGGACGACGAGTCCGGGTTCTAAATTAGATATATACACGGGTTCTACCTCTACAGTCGGTTTGTCACTTGACAGATTTTCAAGTGGTAATTATAGGACGGATATTTACCAAAACAGCTATGGACCTGATTTTAGGGTTGGGTACGGTTCATATACACCTGAAAGTATTTTGTACCTTAAACGACTTTCGAATGGCTCTAAAGAAGTCGAAATTAACGGCAACGTCGGCATCGGGACGACGAGTCCAAATGGTAATTTACATATTATGTCCGATCTCGCTAATGCGAGTAGCCAAATAAACCCATCCGCACAGCTCGTACTCCATTCCAGCCTCGCTGGCTTAGATGATGATGGTGACATCGGTGCGAGTTTAGTTTTTACACAGCGATGGCTCGACTCATCGCCGAACAGTCATGGTACCATGGGTAGTATACACGGTTTTAAGGACCTATCAGCGGGTAATTATGGCGGCGGTTTATTATTTAAAACACAACCTGGTTCCGATACTGCCCCAGTTGAGAGAATGCGGATAGATAGAGATGGAAACGTCGGCATTGGGGTGACGAGTCCGAGTAGTCGTCTACATGTGAACCTTGGAAATGCTTCTGGTGAACAACACATACGAGCAACACAAACAAGTTTAGCATCTTCTACAGCAGGAATAAGATTCGGAGATTCAACCTGGGACGCATTCATAGACCACTCACACGGTAGCAAAGATTTAATGAACTTTGGATTCTATCGCAACCCAACAAGGCAAGTCAATATGGTTCTAAGCCATGAAGGCAACGTCGGTATCGGTGAAACATCACCCTCGCATTAGAGTAAAAGACAGCAGTGCGGGTAACCCATATGTAGCCTTCGATGTCGCTGGTGAGGGGGGGTGGTCATTGGGTATGGATAACAGCGACGCAAACAAATTTAAACTGAGTTATTCTTGGAGTAGCTTATCAACCGCCACCAAGTTCACCGTAGATAGTACTGGGAAAGTCGGAATCGGACGAACCGACCCTGATTATACCCTCGATGTAAACGGTGATACACGAGTGGGTAACGTGCTGTATGTAGGCAAGAATACCGACGATGAAACCGCCAAAACCATATTCTTCGGTGGGACGTACGGGGACAACGCATACGACCACGCCGTCATAGAGAGACGAGTATGGTCTACTGGGACAGAAAAACAAGAACTCCTGCTATTCTGTGGGAACGATATCGGTGGTGGCTCTGGTTCGGATAGAATCAGGCTCAAAGGTGCGGAAATTCTATTTGATACGCTCAATGCCAGCACGGATAGAGTCACCGAGAATACCAAAATGTTAATAAAATCGGACGGCAAAATAGAAGTTGATGAGTACATTTCACAGAGTAATTTTCCAATCGCATCCCTCAGTGATTCTCGCGCTCGTAACATTACGAATGTCGTATTAGATTCGGGTAATTTCTATAATAAAACGTGGGTCAATAATGGAAATCACTTCAATTCGAGTAATGGAAGATTTACATGCCCAATCGACGGTATATACAGAATATACTTCAGGTGCTCTGCCGACGGTGGTACTACTGGTAATAATGTAAGATTACGGAAGAATGGTGGCACTATAAATGAAGCATATCACGGTGGACAAGTAGACCGTCACAGTGTGTCATCAGAAGCCGTAGTTTCGTGCAATGCAAATGATTATTTAGAAATAGAAGTTAATCAACTCTTTTGCATGGGTGGTGCTCAACATAAACAGGTAACATTCCAATTAGTAGCTTAAAGAAAAATTTATAATTATTATATATGAGTTACCTTCATTGTGTATCAGAACTAACCATAAATGAAGATAATAGCGCAACTTACACATTAAACATGTGTAATGTGTGTTTCAAGTCAATGCAGTCAGTCACACCGGATCCAAAGGTGTGGATTGAAAACGCCGTGCATAACAGGGCGCGTATAGAAGGTGATCGCATCTATAAATCCGAAATGGATCGCCACATAGAAAATGGAACAATGCCCGCAAATCCAACAAAACAAACACTTATTCTTGGTTATGAAATACCCACTGAAACTAAAACCCCATAAATATATTATCTTCCCTCGCCAAACACATTTAATAATCTTCTCCCGATATATTAAATGCCCATCAATACTCCCACAGGGTATTTGGACATCACGAATGCCACACTCAGGGGCAGTAAAATAGTGACCACGGGGTTCGTCGGTATCGCCAATGCGAATCCAACGAATCACCTATCCGTGGGTTCAAATTTACATATAAACGACACACATTCGAACGTTCTCCAAATTTCGGGTAATATTAATGCCGCTAGTGTAGTTTTGGGTGGAATATCCATCGCCCCAACGTTCGATTTGGAAGTCGTCACGAACACGGGTAATACCACCCCGTACACAGTTGAATTTAATAACGCGGCCACGGCATTTGTTACGACGGCGAATGCGACCATCGGTGATACGCTCACGGCAAGTAAGCTCGTGGGGGATGGCTCGGGTATCTCGGCGATTCAATCGTCAAACGTGACTGATTTTGCTTCCAATGTGTCTCGAATCACGAACCTTTCTAGCAATTTGAGTGACAATTCGTCTCGGATAACAGCCCTCGAGAGTGGGGATATCTCGATCTCCGGTGATAAGACTTTTACGGGTGATATCATTTTCGAATCAAATGTTCACATGAATAGCGGAAATGTCTTCGTGGCGAACACGGTCAATCTGACCGTCTCTGACCCAATCATCGAATTAGGGTCGAATAACTCGGGTACAAATGACCTAGGGATCATCATGACCCGTCCCAATAATAATTCAAACGTCGCTGTAGTGTTTGACGAGAGTGTTGACATTTTGAGAATGGGATACACTTTGAATGGAGCGAGTGATTCGGTTGTCGACTTGGACTCTAATGCGTTGGCTGTGAGTGTGCAGGGGGCTCTGACGGCGGGGTCAAACCTCGAAGTCGGGACGGCGAATCTCTTTGTGGATACGACGACGAGTCGGGTAGGTATAGGGATGTCAAATCCATCACACAAACTCGACGTCGCTGGTGACATTAATTTTACGGGATCTCTTCTCCAAAATGGATCTGCGTTCCAAGGCAGTAAATGGTCGACATCGGGGTCTGATATATACCGATCATCCGGCAACGTCGGCATCGGGACGACGGGCCCCATTGCCAGGTTAGATATTGATGGTGGTGCAGAAAATAACACCACACCGGCACTTTCAATTAGAGGTGGTTTATATGACCCATCAGACTTATATGTACTAAATACATACAATGTAAGTACAGGTGTAGGTTATGCCGCTAAAGTTATCGGTGTAAATATAAAAAATAAAGTCGAAACAGACAACACGGTTCAAATTAGAAATAATGTGGGTGGTATAACATCGGCGGGAGCTATATATCTTGGTGCAGACAATGTAAATCAGGGTATATTCGGTGTATTGGGTGGAACTGGTACTGCGGGATCTACTCTTGCCGAATACCTGACTGTGCGTGCGGGGGGCAACGTCGGCATCGGACTGACTGGACCTGAGAGTAAATTACACATATATGGCTCGGATAACCCATTGATGCTTCAGTCCCAAAGGTCTCCGTATCCAAAATTGTCGTACGATTTTTCGGGGACGAACGCCGAGAACTTTCAATTTTACGACCATCACGGTTCTGGGAGAGGTTTTCTTTACGGTCGGAAATACACGACGGGTACAAATCCTAATGCTAATGCTGGGTGGCACTTTTATGGAAATGATAATACTCTCGCACTCCGTATTGATGGTTCTGCGAACGTCGGCATCGGGACAGCGAGTCCGGGAGCTAAATTGGATGTGAATGGAGGCATTCGATATGATACTAGTTTGGTCTCAACATCGTCGACGCAACGTCTTTGGACATCTGGGTCAAGTGTGAATTGGATTCAATTTCACACTAGTGGGACAAGCACGAATCATATTCTTGATATACAAGCAAACAACGGCAACTGTGTATTGTCTTCGAGAAGTTCAACACCACTTTTACTTAATCCATCCAATGGTGGTAACGTCGGCATCGGGACGGCGAGTCCAAGTTATAATTTGGATGTGAATGGTTCATTTGGTGCCAAAAACAAGGGGTGGTATATAACCGGTGGCGGCGGAAATGCTGTATATAACGGAGCAAACTCCAATAAAAATTATTTTGCTTATAATGTAAATAATACCGTTTATGGAAGTTCTGTGACCACATATAATGGTGCGTCTAGTAGCGCTTGGCGTTCAAATGATGGTGTATTTACATATCCAGAAGCCGGTTTGTACCAGGTAACTATACATATGTTTATAAACGCTACATCTAGTGGTAGATATGGTGTTTTCAGATTAAATGATAGTGGTGGAACATCACAATTTAGTCAGTATATGTATTTCACACCATCAGGTTACGCGGCCCAGTATCAAAGGTCGTGGACAACTTTTGTAAGAGTAGAATCTGGTTGGCAATCGTACATGCAACCCGAGAGTGGTAGTATAACCTTATACTTGGCAAATCAACACACGTGTTTATTAATTGATAAAATATGTTAGCTAATTATAATGAACTTGGAGTTGAACCCCGAAAATTGTAATTTAGTTGGTAGAGCTATCAAAGAACTCTCACCGAATGTACCATTTACCGGAAATGGTGTAACATATGACTCTATATGTATACCAGAGGGTTATGAAATTGGATTTTCAAAAGAAGAATTCGAGACCAAACTCCAAGAACTCGTAGACGCAAAACCATGGGAGGAACTCCGTGAAGAGAGAAACAGGCGTCTCGCACAATGTGATTGGGTGGTCATTAGATCAACGTCAACAGACACCCCTATCCCCGAAGAGTGGAAGGCATACATGCAAGCCCTTCGAGACCTCCCCGCCAATGCAACGGACCCCGAAAATCCAGTTTGGCCCGAAGCCCCATAAATATATTGTCTTTCCTCGCCACACACATTTAATAATCTTCTCCCGATATATTAAATGGCCATAAACCCAAGTAATGGTGTCTTGGATATCATCAATGGTACGTTGAAGGTCTCCAGCATAGACGTCAAACAGGCCGGTGGATTTTCCACTGTCATCAACACAGTGGCTCGTAATAATGTCCTCCTTTTTGACGATCAAAAGAGTACCACCTCGTTTATGCCCACAGCAGCTGGTGGATACAAGTCATCCACGGGTGTCACACGGAACACCTCATCAGGTTCGCGATATCTCGAACTCGGTACAGCCTCTGATGCGGGGTGGGTCTATTGGCCTCTTCAACTCCCCAACTCTTGGCATGCCGAATTTGATATGCACGTGACCGCGACGGGTGGAGTTCTCACATTTAGTCTTTACAATACATCAGAACCCAATCACACGGATTACACAAACAATGATGGAGGATACAAAATTGTATTCGACAACACGAATAACCAAATAGTCATATACTGGGAAGGATCTGTCCATAAGACAGTTTCCATAGATCTTCGTTCTAATGACTGGCAGCACGTCAATGTTAACTATTCTCAAGGGGCTACATCCGTCAGTCTCGCGGGGAAGGTCGTATTGACCCATGAATTCACGGAAAATTACCAGGAATTCAATTCCCGTTACGTGGGTTTCTCTGCCACTGCGGGAACGTCCCACAAGATTAGACACCTCCGCATTCACAACGGCGATAAGTGGCTCTACACAAAAACCTCGAATGCATCTGATATCACGTATGTCTCGGGGAACGTGGGGATAGGCTCACTCGCACCCACAGAACTTCTAGATGTGCACGGGAACGTTCACATCGCAAAGGATCTCACGGTCGATGGAAATCTCAGGGTTTCAGGAACGACCACATTCATCGATACCACGAATACATCAATAGAGGATCCAATCATTGAACTCGCCAAAGGAAACACGAGTGATACCATAGATGCGGGTCTCATCATGACCAGAAATACGTCAAATGTCGCGATTGCATACCGAGGTGATGAAGACGAGCTCGCATTCGGATACACACAAAGTGGAGCTTCTGGTACGGACGTGACGCCCATAGCGAACGGAGGTCTCGACGTCCGGGTCTACGGCAACTTGTTTGCAAACAATTTGACGACAACAGCAAATGTGGAGGCGGCTTATCTCAAGGGTGATGGTTCTTATCTGACCGGTCTCGTGACAGATTTACAATCCGTGGCCGACAATGGAAACACGTGTTCAAATACAATCCAACTCACAAATACCGACGTGGGTCTCAAGGCCACAGGTAATGTGGAAGCGAACTATTTCGTGGGTGACGGGTCCAAACTCACGGGTCTCGTGACGGATTTACAATCCGTGGCCGACAATGGAAACACATGTTCAAATACGATTCAATTTACAAATGCGACCACCGCTTTCATCGCCAATTCAAACGTGGGTATAGGCACATCATCACCCTCAGCGGACCTTCATGTTGCGGGCTACCAATACGTGAATGGCCCACCAACCCTCACAAACTCATTCGACCACTCCGACGCGCCACTCACACTCACACACGGCACGGCGACGTCAAGTACCGCCATCAATGACCCCAAGCCTGTACTTCACCTCACGCGAAGTGGAACGAATAATGAATCATATGGCGCCCGGGCGTCTTTCAACTTGTCGCGCTACGAGAACAGCTCGACACACTCCCGATCGAGACTTGATGTGACACTCACAGATGGAACCTACGCGGAATCGACCGTGATGACCCTTCGCGCGGACGGGAAGGTTGGTGTCGGGACGACGAGTCCGACCCAGACACTCGACGTGAATGGGAGCGTTCGACAACGGGGGGCTAATACCTATCTCGATTGGGCGGAACGGCGCATCATCATGAATTATGATAACACTTATCGCCAGGGTATTAAATTCGGTACAGGCACTCGCGAGATGACACTATTTTCAACTACGGGTGATAGTGGAGGTTCAATCATCTTTAAGACTCGAGCAGGTGGTGGATCTTCTGATACAGATTACGGTACAGAGAGAATGCGAATCACTGGAGGGGGCAACGTCGGCATCGGGACGGTGAGTCCGAGTTCGAGGTTTGTGAGCTATGGGGGTGGTTTATGGGATGGAAGTGATCATACATCTAAAGTGTGTGCTACTTTACAGGTAGGTCGGGGTAGTGGCACCGGTAACCCGGTACAGGACTCGGGAACTGGTGCTATTTTGGAATTTAGACACCATGGTGATTATAGATACGTCACGATGGAAAGTGTAAGTGAAGCCAATTATAGTTCACACATTGGACTTCGTTTTAAAACAATGGATGACGGTGTCGCTCCAGAGGAACGTATGCGAATAGACGCCCACGGCAACGTCGGCATCGGGACGGCGAGTCCAGGAGCTAAATTGGATGTGAATGGCGACCTCACAGTCAGTGGTAAGATATATAATTATAATTACACGGAAGTTGATATAAACGCACCAGATGTAGTGAGTGGCACATGGACGACCCAAACCTCGAGTAGTTGGGGAGATCCTAAATTTAATCATACATACGACAGGTACAGGTACAATGACGCACCTGGGTACGTCGAGTACACAATTCCAACTGGTATGAAGTCAGCGTATATCTCACAATTACAGTGGAGCTCCGGTGGATACGTAGACGTACACGGTGTCCAATCGGATGGCGGTCTCGTATTCCTTCGTCGCATCAACACGAGACAGGCAGTTGAAAATACCAATCAAGGTAATCCAGACCAACACGATGGACAAACAATTACCTTTGCGGGTTCTGGTTTAGAACATTATAGTAGCATTCGTTTGACGAACAAATTGGGTCGATTCCATCTCGACGGTCTCGGCTTTACCCCAAATGAAAATGAGGGCACCGAGGGAACGGGTATGGTACACTCCGCACAGATTTCAGATTTGGGGAGTGGTATTCCCACACCCACGGGTACGGGTGCATCCGGGACGTGGGGGATTAGTATCTCTGGAAACGCATCGACAGCGACGACGGCCACAAACCAAAGTGGTGGTACGGTCACTTGTACAAGTGGTACGTTTTCAGGAACGTTTGCGGCGAGTACGGCGAGTAGCCGCGATAAGTTCAGGGTGTATCCCTCAAGTTCATACTGCATAGGTATGCAATCCGGTGTAACATATGGGGATCTCAATGACTGGTCTATGACATTCCAAATGAATAACGAGAACGATCGCGGTTTCTGGTGGGGTGATACTGGACACGGTGTCAATCAAGGTGCGATGGCGCTCTCTACGAGAGGGTGGCTCAACGTCGCAGAGAGAATTAAGGTCGGTGGTGGTCAGACGGATACGGGTGCCGCGAGTCACCCTTTACATGTGGTGGGTCAAGTGTATGCATCGGGGGCATTCTACACCGATGGTAACCGTTCCGTCATACGCGGTGGTTCACCAACCCTTTATTTTAGGGATACGGACCATAACTCTGCAATGATACACAATAATGCTAACCTTCTGTATGTGTTACGTGGTGGAAACGACACGGAAAGCTGGTCTAAGGTGAATAATCAATGGCCCTGGATATTCAATCTCACAAATAACGATTCCACGTGTGGTGGGAGTCTTTACTGTGTCGGTAACGTGACAGCGTATTCAGATATCAGACATAAAAAGGACATAGTTAAACTCGATAATGCACTCGAAAAAGTTGAAAAACTCAATGGGTACACGTATACACGTATAAATGATGGTAAACGATACACCGGTCTCATCGCCCAAGAAGTCCTTGAGGTTCTTCCAGAAGCTGTAATCGCGGACGAAAAGGGTGAATATTCCCTCGCCTATGGTAACATGGCGGGCCTCTTCGTAGAAGCGATGAAGGAGATGAAATCTAAACTCGACACCGCTCTCGCGCGCCTCGATGCACTTGAAAATCCACATTAAATTAAATCGCACTTTAAAATATATGGCAGTTGATTTACAAACAATTGCACTCGCCAAAGGTGACACCGCACCACATTCGTTGAATGAAATGTACAACACACCGTTTACTGATGGAACCTATTCACCGGCTTCGGGTACAATAAGTCTGGGTGATTTCAATGGGAAGACAATAGGTTCTGCAAAGCAAACACTCACGTATCAATTTAATAATTTATCAAATATACCCGGGAGTAGTTTTGTATTAGGTACGTGGCGCAGTTATATCTATCAAACCATTACGTTACCATCCGGTTTTTCAAGCAGTAGTCAATACTTTAAACTTACGGTAACAATGAGTGGAACCATGCGATACGGCCCAGAACAATATGTATGGTGTGGTATGGTCAAAAGTGATGGTTCGGCGAGCTGTACGGTTGATATTAGTGCGGGTTGGTCGAGCAATCGGCCATCGTGGTGGTCATATAACGGAAATACTACATATACAAATGCATCCAAAAATAAGACAACAATGAATAATGGCAGCTTCACTGCTGGTGATTCGGTAAAGTTAATGTTTGGTATGTATAATTCATATTGGATGTCCGGGCATTACTGCACGATAAAGATTGAATATTAAAAATTTACTTATAATAAATGTCCTATCTCTGTTGCACGAGCAACCTCGTCGTGAATGGAGATCAATCGGCGACTGTCACTTTAGATCTCTGTAATGTCTGTTATAAGACAATTCAAACCCATTTCACAGAACCAGCTGAATGGGTGGGTGATCTCGTGAAGAATAGCATCCAGTACCGAGCCGATTCTATTTACAAACACCAAATGGAAAAACATTTTACCGAAGGTACGATGCCCGCAGGTGCTACCAAGGAGTCTCTCATTCTCTCCTATGAACACGACCCATCGACACCTTTGCCACCATAAATCC